TTGCAACAGATGAACCAGTTATGCTATCAGATGTAGCACTACCACCAGCACCTCCAACTGATGAACCAGAACCAGCACCAATAACTCCACCTGTACCATTTCCACCTACTCCAGCAGAACCACCTCCACCACCACCAGAGTACCAATAAATACTTATACCATTACCACCAGCGTATCCTTCAACAGGTGTAAATCCTCCCTCATTACCAGAACCACCTGTTACTACTCCGCCAATACCAGGGTCTTTACCACCACCACCACCACCAGAGCCACCTAATGCCGCAGCAGTTCCTGTCTGTCCTTTTGCTCCACCACCTCCGCCATTTGCAGTATTTATAAACACAGAATCACTACCATTACCTCCAGCATTAGCAGTACCTGTACCACCTCCACCAACGGTGACTGTATAAGATGTTTTAGATAATGTTTGACTTGTAAATTTACGATAACCACCAGCACCTCCACCACCACCATTTGTAGTACCACCACCAGCACCTCCACCAGCAACAATTAAATAATCTGCACTAAATGTTGGTTGTGTTACATCTAATGTAGCACTCGTAACCGTTGCCGCTCCGATTACACTTGCCTCAATATTCTTAGCAGTTGTTATTGCTGATGTTGTTAAATTAGCACTTGCACTTAGACTTGACTCTAAATTATAAACAGTATTTATTTGTGCATTAGTTAAATTAGCACTTGCGTTTAAATCAGAAACTATGTTTGCACTTCTAAATAAATCAGCATTTACAAGAGTTGCAGTACCAATTGAAGATGATACAAAAGTTACTCCAACTGCTGCTTCAAGAGTTGTTTGTGCAGTTGCATTCATTTCTGCGGAGATAATTCTTGATATTTGTGCGTCAAGTATAGCTTGTGCCGTTGCATCTAATGAGGCATTAACTGAATAAGATAATGATGCATCACCAGATATATTTGCTGTAGCATCAGCAGTAGCGTTTAAGACAATAGTTATTTGCGCAGAACCTTCGGTAGTAGCAAAAGCATCCATAGATGCTTCAATAACCTTAGTAAGCGTAGCGTTTAATTCTGTTGATGCACTTGTACTTGAACTACTTTCTAAAGTAGCAATACGTTTAATGTCTGCACTTAAATTTGCACTTGCAGTTAAAGATGCATCTACAGAAACAATTCCTTGTGTTACAACCTCTAAAATTGCCGAAACGTTACCACTTGCAGATAATGTACTTGATAAAGTTTTGCTCACCAAAGCATCGCCAACTAAAGTAGCATTTGCATTTAGTGTGATATCTATATTTATAGCTTTTGTAACTGATGCATTAATTGAACCAGTTGCTAAAAGATTAGATTCAACTAAAACAATTGTTATTGCTGGAGTAAATAAATTAGCTGTTAATGATGCATTAGCACTTAAATTACTATTTAAATTTTTTGTTAATTTAATGTCTGCACCTAAAATTGCTTGAGTATTTAATTCAGCAACACAAGTAATTAAATTTTCTAAAATATATCCACTTCTAAAAAATGCTGATACATACATAAAACTACGATCAACACTATAGGTAATTTTCTCAACCTGATATAAATTGTTTCTATAAATTAAACGAGAATTTTCATTTATATTATTATTATATCTAAGAGTAAAAAGAATAGTTTGTTCTGATACAATTCTATCAGCCTCCTCTTCTTCAAAACCACTTTTATAATTTACAGATGTCCAATAAGTATTTATATTTTGCCATACTTCAGACATAAAACCTGAATCGGATTGATTTATTACAAGATTTTGTAATACAACCCGTTCTCTTAATTTTCCAATATTTTCATTTTTATTATACCCAATCATATTTATAACGATTTAGTATAATATCAGCAGCAGTAGGTAATCTTTGGATACCATTAGTACGATTGTCGTACATTGCCGCAATTAATTTTAAAACTGCTATTCTAATATCGGCTGGACAATCTGTTGCTGTAGTTCCAAAACCTGCAACATAGGTAATGGTAACATCATTTAACGAGAGATAGGTATCCGGAAAATCTTGATCAACAGCCTCTGCAATAATACCCCTATAAGTATCCACTTCATACAAAGATGGGGATAGCACTTGGCTAACCCCATTTTCGTCTAAGTATGTTATAGATGTTACACTAACTAAAGGATAAACTAAGCATTTAATAACATTTTCGTAATCAGTAGCAACTTTATAGCTAGAAGGAAATCTTTCTAATTTTTGTACAATTGTTTTATTTAATGTACTAATATTTTGCCTTGATTCCACTTCTGCCCTTGCAGCTTTATTCATTGCAGCAATAAGAGAGTCATCTGTTGAGTCATCAACTTTTAAATAATTTTTCACCTCTGCCGATGTCCATAATTCATTTGTTTGGTCAACAGTTACTCTCCAAGGTTTCATCGCTTAATTGCTTTTTTAGGTTTATCGCTAATTTTAGTTTCAATAATTGGTTTGGCAGATTCAACTGTATTAGTCAAAATTACTAATTCAGCTATTCCAGCAGCAATTAATTCTTTAGCTGTAATTTCATTAAGTTCAGCCGTATCCCCCTGAAAATATCCAAGGGAATACGGTAAACCAGATGGTGATTTTAAAAATCTAACCTTCATTATTCGTTTTTAGCTACAAAGTAAGCAGTATATTTAGTTGACTGTGTACCAACACCAGTTAATACTAATCTATATTTAGTACCACCAATCAATCCATCTTCATTAGATTGAACTAAACCATTTGTATTTAAAGTATCCATAGTAGCTACAGAGGTATAATCTGTAGAACTTGCAGCTTGTAATACGGTAGGTAAAATATAAGTAGTACCACTTAAATTAGTAGCAACAACAGACCAATAACCACTCCAAGGTGACAATAAACTTACCGGAATAGTAATAGTATCAATTTCAGTATTAGTTATTGTATCACTTACTGAATAGCTATAAAATGTGCTTGAAGCATCATCATAATTAGCATCAAGAGTTTTACTACGGTCGTTTTTAAATGCCGTTAAACCAATAGCGACAAAAACAAACAAACCAATTAAAATATTCTTCATTATTTTATTATTTATATGCCAGTAATATCTGCATCCTTAATTGCAGCAAATGAAGCAGCGTGTCTTACAGCAGCATCCCACCATGAGTTAACTACGATTGTAACTAACGCATTTTTGGAAGATGTGTAAGGGTCAATAACGACATCTAAACCTGCCCATTGTCCAATTAACAATTCAGAGAAATTTCCAAAAATAACAGAATGTAAATTTGTACCACCACCTTTGGTAAGGTTAGAAGGAACTTGAGTTGAAACAAATGCACGGTAACCGTTCAATAAATCAACTCTTAAACCTTGCTGACCAACTGGAGGAGTACCATCCATCCAAACAAACTGTGCAGTACCACTTGCTTTTTCAGTATTCTTTAAGAATCCTCTTACTCCAGGAGTAGTTAAATAAGCTAAAGTACCAAAATCAGCATTATCAACTGCCAATTCAGTTTCGAGGTCAATAATGTGCTTGTAGGTTAATGGCCCACCATCAGTACCAATAGAAACATTACCAATACCAGCAGTATTTAAAATACCGTAAAATGGTTGTGTAGAATTATCCCCATTAATTAAAGCATAATCCAATGCACGATTAACTGCTTCGCCCAATCGGTTTCTTACAAAGTTTTCTACATCAATAGATGATTGAACCAACAACTGCTTTGAAATATCAGTAAATGCTCCTAAACGATTAGGTGACATACTGATTTTGTCAAAGGTTGGTGATGTTTCATCATTTGCAGAATTCTCTGTTTCCCATGTAGCAGTAGCAGCAGCATCATTACGAGGGAAATCTAAATTACCAGTCAAACCAGTTAACAAAGTTGCTCCTGCTTGAATAACTGCCAAACGAGGATCAAGGAAAGGAATAAGGTCACCTAATACAGTTGGAATGGTATTACCACCAGCAGTTGCTGTACCAGCAGTCATATCTCTTTTCTCTCTGGCAACATACATTTTAGGTACAAATAAATTTCCAGAAGGAGAAATACCTGCTGCCCTAAATTCTCTTTCAGCCTCTTGGTGCATTTCTGCCTCAAGACCATCAAGATTTTTGTTGTTAGCCAATAGAGATGCGGCTCTAAGGAAAGAATAATTCTTCTTTACTTTCGATTCTTCAGAAACACGAGTTTCTTTAGTTCTAACAGTAAATTCAGCATTTCTCTTTACTTCGGCCTCCAATACTAAATGATTTTCAATATCATTTTCAATATTGGATACCTCATTTCTAAGATTAGTTAATTTCTGTCTTTGTTCATCGTTAGCATTTGCTCCCAATGTTTCGATGGCAGAAATCAAAGTGCGCATTTCTTCTATTTTAGCGGAACGCACTTGTTTTAATTCATCTGATTTTAACATTTTAATAATTTTTAAGATTGTTTAAAAATTCGACAAACTCTGAAAAATTGCATTCCGCATTTTCTGTTTGTTGAATATAATTTTCCATACTACGAGCAGCAACAGTTGTGTTAGGATTTGCCGGATAAGTTACTGGCGAAACATCATACACTTTGTCAATTCTTGTAATAATTCTTTTCATTCTACCTTCTTTCATTTCCCATCTATCTCCATTTTCCTTTAATGAAAAAGCAAAAGAGGATTGATATATATCACCTCTATTGATTAACTTCATTACATCTTCGGCAGCGTTAGTATCTGGAGGATCAATAATGTATTGTAATTTATCCCCATCTCTTTTGATAATCAAAGTATTATTTTTAACCCTTCCAAGAACAATGTTTTGGTCATGGTTAAATAAAGCAGCAGCTTCCGAAAAATCAGCATCGTTGAAAGCATCCATATCAATTTCCTCATCAAAACTACCCATATCATAGGATCTGTTTAAGGAAGATGCAATTCCGATTATTTTTCTTTCCTCTGGATTGCTCTTAAACTCAATATTAAAATATCTTCTTTCCATATTATTGTTATTTGACCTATCCTCCATTATTTTGTTAGCCGTCCTTTCCGCCCAAGGTAACATTGTTGACCCACCCCAAGCGTCATACATAATTGAACCGCATATTTCATTATCATTCTCATCAAAGTATTTGCCTTGGTCATACACTTTAGCACGACTTAAAAAACTATACGTTTTTATCACTTCATCCTCCGAAAGGGCCTGTCTGC